TCTTGAGTCTTTTTAGTGTAATCAGCACCAAGTTGATAACCTTGCATTAATTCTTCGAGGGTGACTTCCTTTTCTTCACCTGCCGCTTTTACACGAAAGGTTTGAGGTTGTTCCTCTTCTTCAACTTCATTGTCATCATCTTCAGAGTCAGCATATTCTTCCACCTCATCTTCGGTTGCTTCAACAGCTTCCTCGTAATCTGCTTTGTCTTCTGCTTCCTCGCTATCTTGTTCTACTGCCTCTACTGCATCAGCTTCTGGTTGTTCTGGTGAATCCTCTGCTGCTGTTAAGAAGCCTTCAAATGCGTTAGCTGCTTCATTCACAGTTAGAGTTTCACTTCCCTGTTCGGGAGTCGTGGTTTGCTCTTCCATTTTATTTCCTTTTTATTTGCTAGTTAGGTACTAGCAACCAAGTAGGGAGATTTCCCTAAATTCTATTCCCAATTTCCTGTTTTATTATATTTTTTAATTTTTTTAGGGCTTAATAAACCATCTGCTAATTCACCACCATTAAAATATCTAATTTCAACAGGTAAATTTTCCCATCCTAATTCATCTGCAACCATAATTCTATGATTACCTTCATTAATCCATCCAACACCATTTTGGTCAACCATAATATACGGAGTTTCTTCCATAACACCTTTTTGACCAAGTGGCAAATGTTTTCCTACACCTCCATGCAACCCTGTGTTATAAATATCGTCAGATGGAGAATTATACCAAGTTGGTAAATGGTCATTTTTAGTCATATAATTTTTTAACCACTCTTTACTTGATTCTCTAACATTGTCTTGTTCTTTGTTTAGTCCTTTTAATTTTTTTAAAACATTTACAGGAACAATAGGTTTTGTAGCATAATCACCAAATTCTGTAACACCACCTGTAATAGAAGCACCCCCTAAAGGAGCATCTGCTTTTGCATATGGTTTAACTGAATCTTGTTTACCTTTTAGCCATTCCTTACTTGGTATGTCAGACCAAAATTTAAGATTTGTTTTTAATGGATAAATTCTTCCAAGTAATCCGCCAACTTTAGCCATAGGATTAACTAAATCCATAGCACCTTCTGGTGTACTTAGTAATGATAAATTTTTATCTAAATTACGATTAACAGAAGGTAAAAATTCATTTGTATCCCCTCGCAATAAAGTTGCAGCAGGTATATCTGACTGCAAATATTGTTGATATAAATTTTTTAACCAATCCATTATATTTTCCAACGAGCATCTTCAATTTTGCTGGAGTCAACAATTGATTGAAGGTGTGCTAGTAATTCTTTGGTAGTTTTAATACGTTGATAAGCTCTTTCTCTAATCTCAACCTCATCATCATTAGAGTAAGTAATGACGTTCAAATGTTCTTCAATAATAGAATCTATTGCCTCGTTAAACGATTCGTTCTTTAGTATGTCTGCAATATCTTGCTTACTTATCATTGTACGGTGCTTATGTTTTTAATTTTATCTAATGCGTTAATAAGTTCTTTAGATTCTGAAATACGAGTCTTGTCATCATTTGTTTTTGCTTTTTGCATTAACTCCATTTCTTTTAAAGCCATTTCTTTTTCAAACTCAATGCGTTGTTGTTGCAGCTCTAATGCTTCTTTCTGAGCTTTGAGTTGCATTTGTTCACGTTCAAGATTTAACTTAGCCATTTGCTCTTGCATTTTAAGTTGTGCTTTTTCACGCTCAACTTCGGCAAGTATTGCTGCTGCTTTAGTATTAGAGTCTTCTTCTTTAGGTGCTTGTGCAGCTTGTTGTGCAAGTGCTTGTGCTTGCTCATCAGTAATGCTCATCAAGAACTGTGTATCGTCTTTAAAGCCAGCCATGTTAATAAATTTAGCAAGAGTATCCCGATACTGTTTTAAATTAACAAGCGGATTAGCTAACCCATATTGCTGTATTACTTGTTCTTGTTTTTGCAAAATCATTTGCATGGTTGCTAATTGCTCTTGTTTGCCACCTGTACCCAGTCCAACATTAACTGAAAGATTAAATTCATTCCTCCATTCTCTTGGGTCAAATGGAACATATTTACCATTTACTTTAATGATGCGTTCTTTTTGTTGATACTTACAGACTAATGCTAAGATACCTTTAAACAAAGATGACACGCCTGTGTCTGCAAAGATACGAGCAACTAATTCTAATTTGCCTTGTGCTGCTGTTGTCATTGCAGATACTGCGGTTGCTGTTACATTTTGCAATAAGTTAGGGTCTAATCCTTGTTGTGCATCTGATATGCCTGTGCGTTTAGCTTGAATAGAATCTAAGTATTCTAACATTGGGAATGATTGTGCAGCATTAGATTGCACAGTCATAGGCACAATTGCATTAGGATTCTTCATACGAACCACGCCACCTGCGGTAGATGTTAGCAAGTCATCTAAATTAACTTGCCCCTCTACTGCTCCTACACGATAGTTATTAGTTAAGTATAAGTTATCTAACATTTGGCGTGTAATGGTTGACTTGATAAGTTGCAAGTCCATTGCTCGGTCTGCTAGTGAATGACCATAAAATTTGTGTGGAATTGGAATTGGGCAAACACTATGGAACGGAATATAATCACATTCCTCGTTATGTAATATTTCATTGTTGGTATAACAAACTCTGCGTAGCTCTGCTATGCCATCGTTATCGTAATCTGTTTTTAAATAACACTCATAGTATTCTACCAACTGCATAGACTCGTCATTAGAATCCATGTCAGTAGGATTTTCACCTCGTGTGTATCGTGCAATTCTTTCTGGACTAAACTCAAGTGCATCACCTGTAGATAAACCCATTACAGTCTTTTCATCATAACCCATTGCTATAAGTTCTGACCTCGTTACCATTTTACGGTGAGCAACAAAAGGTGAGTCCTCTATTGTTCTAGCACGTTTACTAATTAAGAATTCTTCTGGTGGTACGTTTTCTACAACAACTTTACCTTTACTTCTTGTACGTTTTACTTTAACATCATGAGAAGATAATGCAGGGGATACTTCCATACCTGTTATTTCATCAAATACGGCTTCTTGCACAACAGTTGTATTTTGCTCAATGATTTCTACTTCTTCGTCTTGCATAATCATCATGAGTTCATCGTCATTTAACCCATAATACTTTTCTGTTGTTGTATCTGTTTCATCATTCCAGTAGGCTTTAACAACACCTACTTTTTGTAATAACGCATCTTTAAACCAATCGTGCATGATTTCAAAGCCGTTATTGTCTTTGTAGAATATATGGTTTACATAGACTGTTGCTTGTTCTGCAATAGGTTCGTCTCCTGCATTAACAGCTTCAAACACTACTGCGTCTTTAGATGAAGTAAATACTTTCATTAGCTGTGGTAATGCACCATCCACAACCTCTGCCACTTCACCAGTAACAATTTGCGATTTGCCTTCTACTTCATTACCATAAGGCTCACGCATATAGTATTCAAGTGCTTGCTGTCTTTCATCTGTTGTTTCAGTTTCCAGATAACCGATAGCATCATCTATTTCACTTTCTACTATGCTGCGTAATTTATTGTCATCTAATTTTGCCATTTATACTATCCATGCGTTATTTATTTGTTGTAAAGGTTTATTCCAACCTTCCATTGGTGAATCATCTATACCTACCGCTAAATATCTAAAAGCATCACTTCCATGCGATGCCCAGTCATGTAAAGGTCTGTCATGGAAAACATTGCGTTTATCGTCAAATACCCTACGATAGTTACGGAGTGCGTCATAACCTTGTTTCGTTTTAGGGTCAAACCAACAGCGTGGGAGAAGTCTGCGTACAGTTTGTATGCCATCCATGACAGTTAATTTAGGTGCTATTTCTACAGCTAATCCAGCATCTTCTAACATTTCTTTTCTAGATTTGCCTGTGCCTAATTCTCGTACAGCCACATCGTGTGGCAGTATATGTGTGGCATACATCCAATCATTATGTTGTAGCCACTCAACATAGTATTCTAATCCTACCCCATGATTCTCACAGTAATCAACTAGTCTTACTTCTTTATTAACTAACTGTGCTACCCATATCGCAGTAGAATCAGACATACCTAAATCCCAGCCTGTATACGTTCTAGCTAATCCATCTCTTTCTATATCTATGAACCTATTTTTTTCTTCTAGTTCATTCATAATTTTAGAATAGTATGAACCCTCTACAGGTGCAGAGAATGAACATTCAAACTCTTGCATATACTTATCTTCGCCCATTGCAGAAAATGCTGCTCTGAGTTCTTCTTTATCTAATATATTTGTTTTACTTGACTTAAATTCTAATAGTTCCCAGCCATCTTTCTTTTCAGCTCTATCGCGTAAGTCTTTAAAATGGTTTTGCCCTTTAGGTGTACCCATTGCTAGACAATAACCTTTTCTATCTGCTAGTGCAGGGCGTAGTATTTCTGTAAATAGCGTAGGGTTAATATCACCCACCTCATCTAGCACGCATCCATCTAAATAAATACCACGAAGTGAGTCTGGGTTATCTGCCCCATACAACGATACACGCCTACCCATAAAGTCTACACGCAGTTCAGCAATATTTGCTTTACCCCCTAAAGGTCGTGTGTACTCTAATAGATAATCCCACGCAATTCTTTTTGCTTGGTTATAGGTTGGAGCAACATAGGCATATCTTGGGTTCGTTTTATCACATTGCAATGCACTGTGGATAAGCTGGTTAATTGCACAGACTGTTTTACCCATCCTACGATGAGCCACCACCACACTAAAACGGTTGTTTTTAACCATTGTATGAATAGCTTTTTGTGGGTCACGAGGAATATATCCTGTATTTATTGTTTTTTCTGCCATTGTTATGCGACTCCATTAGGGTCATCGCTCCTGTTTTAGTTGTTTCATCCTTTTTAATCTAGCTTCCCTAGACATTGTAATCCATTGGTCTAAATCTTCGTATGTTCTATAACAGCTTACACATCTTGGTTCACCGCCAGTAGTATCGACTATACGGCATACTCCTGTGCAGGGTGAATCATCTACCACTTTACTTTATTCGCCCAGTAGGCTGCTGACATTTTTCCTTTAGCTATGTTTTTAGCGTGTCTTGCTTTAAATGACTTTTGCCTAGCGGTAGGCTTTTTATCGCCTGTTACTCCTTGCTGACCAAAGCGTATGGTTTTTATTTTATCGCCTTCTTTAGCTACCACCACATGAGATTTTGTAGGGTGATTAGGTGTGCGTTTAGGCTTATTATAACCTGAGACACCAACTTTATTTAATCTTGAGTCTTTAGACACGTTATTTTGCTTTTGGTTTTTTGTGTGTTAAGTATTTACTACTTGCTGTATGTGTAGCACCAGACATTAATCTGCCGTTATGCTTATGGGTTTTACCTGAGTATAGTTTACCGTTAGGTAAGTAATGTGGGACACCTTTAGCCATTATAAATTAACTCCATTTTTTTCTTGACGCTGTATGCGTACACAGCCTAAATCAATAATAAAGAAATTATAGTGATGCGTATTTTTACTTTCATCTACTTTTGTATCTTCATAGAATTCAAAGCCAAACTGTATGCCCCAAAATAAATGCCATGACCACATTATGCTTTCCTTTTTTTCTTTTTAGGAAACCCAGCTTTCATATTAGCATAGGCTTCTTTAGAAATTGTACTTTTCTTTTTAGAGCGAGAAATGCCCTTTTTCTTACGAGCATTTATATTAGCGTATAAACCTTTAGACATTTATTTTCCTTTTTTTGGTAATTTTTTTGTGCCTGCTTTTAACAATGTTTTTGCTGTTGTTTTATCTTGTTTTGCTTTAGGTTTTTTTAGGTATTCAGAAAATTGGTTTAACGTATCTTGTGTTAATGCCATTATCTTTGCATCCTTAGTTGGTCTATTATTTGCATGATGGGGTCAATAATAGGTGTTTGAGGATTCATCTTTTCCCTTAATTTCTCTTGCTGTTGTCTTGTATATTCTTCAATGTATTTTTGCATTTCAGGAGATTGACTATCAAATGGAATGTTAGCAGGATTCATTGGCACATTGCCAGAATTGTACACTATCTCATCTAACATTTGCATTTGTTCTGGGGTTAAATTTAATAGTCCTAATGGATTGTTCATAGTTATTTTCCTTTTTTACCGTAACCTTTTTTGCCTTTATGTTTATTGCAAGCCATGTAAAATTTCCTTTACTCTAAAAATAGTACCGCAAAAAATTTGGGTACTGACGTTTACTATTCTATACCTGTAACCACTTTGATATTAATGGGTGCACCCCCTTCGCCAGTAAGCTCTGTGGTATTTTTTTCACTCCATTGTGCACGAGTTTTAAGCCAGAACATCATAGAGGCAGTGTCACCTTGTCTTGCCTTTTCATAGAGTGTGCCAGCAATAACAGCGTTAGCTTCTATGCGACCTTTCTCTAGCTCTGGTTTGTAGTATTTAGTTAAGGTGTCTGCTGATATACCAAGCATAAATGCGATATCTTCGTACCTAGTACCTACTTTACTTAATTCATAAACCTGATTTTGGGTGGTCGGTGTTGTAAGGTAACGGGGTCTTCCCCGCCCCTTTTTCCCTGTTTTTTCTAATTG